AAGGCCTGGAAGCGGTTTCAGTAGAATCAACCGCTGCAGATTTTGCTTCACGCCGGCCTCAGATCCACGGTCCAGACCAGCCGCTCGCGGTCGCGGACGGGCTCGCCCTGGATGAGGAAAGCTTCACCGTCGAGCTCGATCCGGTCGCCGGGACGCGGGTTCCGCACCTCGGCCACGCGCAAATCGATGCGGGTGGTCTCCGACCAGAGCCGCGCCTCGCCGAAGCCTGTGACGGCATCCGCGAGGCGGGTGACCACGCGGACGAGCCGGGGTGCGCCACCGTCCGCGATATGTGTGGCCTCCCGGGCGATGTTCGGATCAGCAAACAGGGTGTCGATGACCGCGGCGAGGACCGACATGATGGCCCCGTCAGTTCGAGCTGTGCAGGCGGATCGCGAGGCGCGGCCGCTTGTTCACCGGCAGGATCGAGGCCTCGGTCATCAGGTCGATCCATCGCCCCTTGGCGTCCATCATCTGGCGTGCATAGAGCGGCAGGCCGACGGTGTTGGCGGTTTCCAGCAGGTTCGCCGGCCCGCCATAGGTGGTGAAGGTATCGAAGGTGCCCATGGGAAACGCGATCCCCTCGCCCGCGGGGATCAGCCGTTCCGAGGTGCCGTTCGAAAGGGTGACCGAGCCGTTGTATTCCTCGAAGAGCATGCCTGCGAAGGGAAAGGCGCGGCGCATGTCCTCGCGCAGCGGCTGTCCGCCGGTGGCCGAGAAGAACTTGTAAGCCTCCTCGGTCTTCGGGTGGCTGATCAGCTTGTCGAAGAACTCGGAGCTCACCAGTGCATACGCGGTGGTCATGGTCTCACCGAGGAGATTGTCCTCTATGGCGCGCAGGGTTGTCCGGACCTTGCCCTGCACATTGGTACCGGCGGTGCCGAAGACGAAGTCGACCGAGATCTGGGCCAGGCCGAATTCGGTGAAGTAGTTGTAGAGCGTGGTGCCCGCGCCATCCTTCACGATGCCGCGAAGGGCGTTCATCTCCATGTACTCGCGGGTCTGGGCATGCTTGCGGCGCATGAGCGTGAGCTTGCGGTTCATGACCTCCACGAGCGGATCGGCCGCGTCCGAGACGACCAGCGCGGGCATGCCCTGAATGTCGGCGGGCAGGATCACGTCGTCATGCGGGATCCACGGGAGCGCGAAGCTGCGCATGGAGCGCGCCTCGCGATTGCCAACGGTGGCCGGCGCCCCGAGCGGGACCGAGGGCAGGAGGCTCAGGACGCCTTCGCGCTGTTCGATGACGATGGAGCGCTGGGTGACGCCCTCGAAACGGAAGAGGCCGATCTGTCCGAGGCGGGTGTAGAGGTTGGGCAGGATGTTGATGGCCTGCGTCATCTCGGCGAGCGAATAGCCGCCCGCGTCGAACGGGTTGCGGGTGATGGTCATGGGGAACTCCGGGGGAAGGGGAAAAGCATGAGGAAGCCGGACAGAGCGGCTCGACGCTGACCTCTGTACGCATGGGTCTGCTGCTTATGTCGGGTCTGCAGGGGGCGGGTGTCAGGCCGTGTCGCGCGGCACGATGCCCAGCGTGGCCAGCTGTCCGTGTTTCGTCGCGGTCTTGGCGGCATCATCGACGGTGGCGTCAAAGACGAGCGCGGATTTCGAGATGATGGCGGGACCGCGCGTGATCACCACGCCGGGCGTATCGGCGGCGGTGGCATCGACCGCGGTGAGCAAGACGGCGGCGGCGGTCTGGGCGCCGTCCGAACCGCCCGAGGTGGCCAGCTTGTAAAGCCCGCTCGCGGTGATGCGTCCGAGGACGGCACCGACAGGGTAGCTGGCTCCGGCCAGAAGCGTGACGGTCTCGCGGTTATAGTTCGGGTTCAACTCGTATTTGAGGACATCGCCCAGTGTGGGCGGTTGGGTGAGCACGGGCATGGGCGGTCTCCGGGGTCAGGCGGCAAAGAGAAATCCCCCCGCCCGTGGGACGGGGCGGGGGATCAGGGGGGCGAGAGCAAGGGGTGCCGTTCGAAGCTCCACGAGACGCGCCGGTGTCAGCCCCGTGTGCCCGAGGCTGCCGCGCGTTTCGCCGCCGCGACGATCGGGCTCTCTGCGGAGGTCGGCAGAATCGGCGAGGGGGCCGTGGCCATGATATCGCGGGCATCGGACGCATCCGCCGCGCGCTGCAGCACAAGCCTGCGCAGGGCCTCGGGCGTGGTGCCCTCGCGCAGCGCTTTCGCCGCGTCGACAGCGATACCGAGCCGGCCTGCCTGCGCCGCAATCTCGGCGATCTCCGCCGCCGACTCGCGCAGCTGCGCCGAGAGCTCCGCCAGGTTGCCGGGCCGGGCGGAGGCAGGGGGCGGTGCCGGCTCTGATGCAGACGCCGGTTCGGGAGCCGCTTGCGATGTGGTCGGAACAGTCGGCGTGGCGGGCGCTGTCGCAGCATCGGCGTCACTGGCATTGGCGGGAGCGCCAGCAGCAGGCATGTTGAGGCCCGCGGTGTTCGCAGCGTCCAGATGCGTATAGCTTGCGTCCTCTGGAATACTATCCTGGTCTGGCACCTGCGCCATGGCGTTCTCCTTTTGAGGTTCGGGAATGGTGTTGCGGTTCGTCTTGGTGACCGCACGCGGGATGGAGAAACTGGACTTGCCAGCGATCAACCGTCGGAAAGCGGCGAATCCGCTCGAGAGATCCGTGACCTCGTCTGCAAGTCCGGCGGATACGGCGTATCCTCCGCGAAACGTTGCGGCCTCGGTCGCCAGGGCGGCGTCATGGCTGAGCCGTCCGGCGCGTCCCGCGGCGACGGTTTCCGCGAACAGAAACCGCAGCAGGTCGATCTCACGCTGGATATCGTCCCGGACTGCTTCAGGCAGGGGCTGATAGGGATTTCCATCAACCTTATGGCGACCGGAATGGATCATCGTGACGCGCACGCCGTCCTGGTCGAGCTGGCCGCTGAGATCGGCATGCATCACCACGACCCCGATGCTACCGACAGCTCCTGCGCGCGGAAGCAAGATGCGATCGGCCTGGCTGGCCAGCGCATAGCCCGCCGAGAAGGCGTGTTCGGCGACAAAGGCCCAAACCGGCTTCTGGGCACGAACCGCCCGGATGCGATCGGCGAGGTCAAATACCCCGGCCACCTCACCCCCGAAACTGTCGATTTCCAGGGCGAGGCCGTGCACCGCCGGATCGCTGGCCGCCGCGTCGATCTGCGCCGCAATCCCCTCATAGCTGGTCTGGCCCGAGGATTGCCCGATCCAGCCACCGCGGTGGATCAGCACGCCGGAGATTTCGATCACGGCAATCCCGTCGACCACCGGGTAAGGCGCATCGCCATGCTGGCGGTAGCTCTCGGCCAGACCGCCGGCCAGCAAACTGGCCCGGGCGGGCAGGGCGGTCGTGGACGCGGCATCGACCGATTCAGCGGTATCAAACGTCTCAACCCGCCGCCCGAGGATCCGGGGCCCGAGGCCGGAGAGGAACGCCATGGCCTTCGAGGGTTCCACCAGCAGCGGCGTGTTGAAGGCGCGCGCGGCAATCCGGGCATGGAGCATCAGGGTTTGTCCTCGTCTGTACGCGGGTGATCTTCCGCGTCATCGGCGTCAATGGGTGCACCGCTCTCGTCGCGGTCTGTGGCGGTCGCGTCGTCGTCGCCACCCGGACCCGCCTGCACCCCTTGCGCGGGCGAGCCTGGCCGGCGGAAATCCAGACCAAGCAGTCTTTCCCGTTCCCGCTCGGCGGCGATCTCGCGGTCGACCTGTTCGGCGTCGTAGCCCCGCTCGGCGATGGCCTGCGTGCGGGACTTCAGGCCCGCCTCGATCTGCGCGATCTCCGCATTGGCGTCTTTCAGAGGATCGACCCAGTCCCATTTCGTGGGCAGCCAGTCGGCGGTCAGCATCCGCGCGCGGTTGGCCTCGTAGTGCGGCAGGGACAGAGCGCCCGAGAGAACGGCCGCATCCATCCAACGGGCATAGGCCGGCCGACAGAGCTGATACACCATGACCGAATGCTGCCAGGCCGAGACGCGACGGCGGAATTCGATCAGGGCGAGGCGCGAGTTCGAGAAATTCCCCTTCACCATATCGTTTGCAAGGTATGGATAGGGAATGCCCAGCGCGGCCGAGATCTGCAGCAGCGTGCGGTACTGGAACGGCTCGTAGGTTGCGCCGCTGTCGGCGGGCTGGCCCACGGTGACATCCTCGCCGGGATCCAGCCGGACGATCTGGCCCGGGCTGATTTCCACCCCGGCGGGCTCGTCCTCATCCTCTGCCGGGGCGAATGGGTTCTCCGGCGCGGGGGAAGTCACGAACATCGCATACATCGCCGCGACCTTTTTGCGGTCGAGCTCGGCGTCGTCGTACTGATCGAGCAGGAAGAGCTTCACGATGGCGGGCGCCAGTTTCGACACCCCGCGCAGCTGGCCGCCCTCGACCGGGTCGATCACGTGAATCACCTCAGCAGCGGGCACACGCACCACTTCGCCTGCCAAACCGGGATCGGTGCTGTCACCGGGATGCCGGCGCAGGAGGTGATAGGCCACGCGCCGGCCGATCCGGTCGAACTCGATCCCCTGGCGGATGACGTTACCATTCGCGGCCGTTCCGGTCTGCTCGAGCGGCAACATCTCCGCAGGCAACATCTGCAACTGTAGCGGAACCCCCAGCCCATCGCTGGAGCGCCGCATACGGATCCGGAAGAATACCTCGCCCGCGATGAACACTTCGCGCGCCGCGCGGCGTTGCAGCCCGTAGAAGTCGGTCAGGCCCTCCGCGTCTGCTTCGTCGGTCCAGGCCAGCCACAGGCGCTGGAGCTCTTCCTTGCGCGCGGCATCGCTGATCTTCGAGATGGGCTTGATCCCGTCGCCGACGGTATTGGCGGCCCAGCTTTCCACCGCGTTCACGGCATAGCCGTTGTTGCGCACGAGCCAGCGGGCGCGGGCAGTGATGTCGGGTCCACTCGCTGCGATCAGCGCATTGACATGGGCCCGCGTCGCGCGAAACCCGCGCAGGCGGCGATGATGCTGGCCGGCGTCGAACCCGCCGATGAAGGCCCCGAGGCGCTGTCGCCAGTTCATTGCGCCGACCATCACAGATCCTTCACGGCGAAGGGGCGCACGATGCGACGACTGGTCCGTTCTAGCGCGGCGATCCGGCGCTCGATATCGGCAATGGCGGCGGCGAGTTCCGCGTCCGAACCATAGGTGATGCTCTTGCCGTCATAGCTGACCGACCGCGTGCCGCTGTAGCGCGCGGCCAGCAGCGCGCTGTGGCGGGCCTTGAGATCATCGAGGGTCATGGGGGTCTCTTGCTGAACACACGATTGATGTGTATCTTTCTTGTGTCAAATGGAGGGCCCGATGCCGCAGAACAGCACTGAGAAACAGCGCACGAATGTTTCACTGACAGCCTCGACGCTTGTTGCTGCGCGCGAGCTGGGCCTGAACGTCTCGGCGATCAGCGATGCCGCACTTGCTGATGCGGTTCGTGCGGCACGCGCTGATGCCTGGGTGCGCGAGAATGCCGAGGCGATTGCCGAGCGCCGCGCTTGGATCGAGGCCAACGGCACACCTCTGGCCGATCTCCAGGTCCTGAAGATCGACTGATGGCGCAGTTCCATGTCTATTGCGTACCTGGCGGCCGGCTTGTGCTGGATCTC